AGGTTTGCTACTACTTAATCTACCTGATACTGTTCCACCTAGATTAAAGTTACCGTAGATATACCTTCTACCATCAGAAGCTGAAGTAGCTTTCTTAAAGGTAGGTATAAAGGCAGATAATATTTTCTCTACTGCTGAGTAATCTATAAGGGCCTGTAATAAACCCAATACATCTTTATCAGTAGTATGATTTAATAAAGCCTTTAGAGTATCACCATCAGTAGCAGGTTGCTTAGATTCTGTAAGGTTAATAACAGGTAATTTAATTAAGTCATATAATAATTTCTTAATCTGAATACCTGAATTAGGATTAAAATCCTCATTTACATCAGCTAAAGTAATCTGCTTCTTATGGGTAGAGTTATATTTATCTACTGCTTCTTGGTTCAATACTTCTTTAAATTGAATAACGTACTTATTAGTAGTAATAACAGATAATGCTTGATTCTTATCATCATTAAGCTTCTGTTCTGCTTCTAGTACCTTATCATAATTTAAAGGAATACCTGTTAATTGCATCTGTATAATATCTTTAGTAGTAGGCTTAAATATCTCTCTATAGAGCTTATCTTGTTTCTCTGCTACTAAAGCATCTTTATACTTCTCATATACGAACCAAGTGGATAAACCATCTATTAGGTTATATCTTAATAAGTCTTCTTCAGGTATCTTATCAATATTAGATATTTCATCTTGAGCCCAGTTGCCTGCATATGCCTGTGCTTGATACTTAAGACCTAAATTATTACCTGAACATGAATTAGTACATAAATAGGTCATAAGCTTAGTATCTTCCCAGTTCTTTAACATGATATCTAGACCATTCAGTAAACCTTCCTGATCTAACACATCCTTCATAAATAACTGATAGATAAGCACAGTCACATCAAAGGCTATATTATGAAATATCAAAGTACCCTTATAGTTAATAAAGAACTCTTTAAGTAAATCTCTTACTTCTTGGTTCTTAGAGTTACTAGACCTATCAATCTTAAAGGCACAGCCTGAATGCTTATCCCAACAGAAACATATAGAACCAAGACCTGCATCTACATGTTTTAGTGAGTAAGTCTCAATATCACATGTAAGAATAGGTCTATTCGCTAGAGATTTGAGCAATACGGCTATGTCCTTAGTAGTCGAAGGGTAATACTCATCTTTAATAATATTCGAGCCAGGAGAGCAATATTTGCCCTGTTCTGAGGCTTTTATACTATCTAGAGCTCTAGTAATCTTTTCCTTAGTTTCCTCTGGGTGATAAAAGATTAACTTATAAGAAGGAACATATAAGAACTTAAAGGTATCACCAAAAAAATAGCCGATGTAAGCATCAGGTTTGGTAACTTTAGCCATAACCTTAAAGTACTCACTATCGGCAACTAAAACATAGTTAGGAGTGTATGTTGTTATTTTAGGGTATACCTGTTCCTGTAAACAGGTCTTAATATCTGTTACAGGAGTCTTTTTCTTATACTTCCATATTGGAACTATTTGATAGTCAGTAACACCTAATGGATCACAGTAATATCGTTTAATCTCGTCAGGGTTACCATCAGATAAAATTAAAAGTTTCATTTAAGCTCCTGCTTGTAAAACAGCTAGTTTTCCGTATACATATTGCATAAATTCTTCAAAGCCTTGTTCCCATATCTTTTTCTCTGCTTTGGTTAGTCTGAATTGTACCTCAAACATAATCCAATAATATAAAAGATACTGCCCTCCTAAATAATCAGGATTTTCTTTTACTTTTGTAAGAAGGTATTGTGTTAAGCTAGAATGTAAAGTTTGTAAGTTAGTGAGCCCATCCCATATTACATGATTTACTGATGTGAGTAGCCATGGGCGTATATCATCTAATTTCCAATCTTTAAGCCTAAATTTACTTTTATAGCTAAGAAACTTTAAGATAGCTTTAATATCATTAAGGCGTTTCTCATTAGTAATATAATTAGCAGGAGTAAGATTTATATTTTTAAGAAAGGTTAAAAATTTAAAACCTTTCTCGCTAGAGAGGTTATCACGTGTAAAATACCCTCTTAATACGTCTTTTAATCTATTAGTAGTAATAACAGATAATACCTGATTATTATCATCATTAAGTTTCTGTTCTGAGTTGATATGACAGATATGTTTCTCAATACAATACATACTTTCCCCTAAAATAAAAAAAAACCTACTAACATGAGTAGGTTTTATATTTAATATCCAAGGATCGCTCGTAGCCGTTTGGCTATAATGCCTTTAATGATTACCCATTCTTTTAAATCTGGTACATATTTATATACCTTAACAGGAAGTTTAGAGTTATCCACTCTATATACACTACCAGTCTCAGTATCTATATAACATCTGCATATCATCTGAACCTCCCTTAAAATAATTTTAAGTATATGGACTCAGATGATACTTGTCAAATAAGGCTTTCAGAGGTTTAGTAAGCATACCACTCTTAGGGTATACTAACTTTTTATTTGTTATCTTACATAGTCTATTAAACTGTCTTTTAGATACTCTCTTTTCCTTGGTTCTTTCAGTAGGGTGAATTAGAGGTAGAGTACCTTTACCATAATAAGATATAAGGTTATTTAACCATACTACTCTTTCTTGTACAGTTAAACATTGTTTATATCTTTTAAGGTTATTCCATACCTTACCTTCCATACAGTTGCAATCTCTGCAGAGAACTCCTCGGATAAGACCATTACCATTAACACCATTAACATCAGAACGTTTATTCTTATGTTGGTGGTCTAGTACAGCCTCACTCAAAGATATCTCTTTACCACAGATAGCACATTTACCTTCTTGGTTCTTTAATAGTTCTTCTTTGGTTTTTAAAATATCAACATACTTTAATTGAGTAATCATATACTTGTAGACATCTTCTTTATATCTAATACTCTCTGTAAAGAATCAGTAGATGTTTTATCTTCTCTAAAGCATAAGAATCTAGGGTGATTTAAAGTATATTTACCCTTTTGATGAATAACATCATTAAACTCTACAGTGATAATCTTACCTATGTAAGCATCTCTGTTAGAGTTTATTTGTTTCATAAGCTGGTCAGTAAAGCCAGAACAAGAACCAGTAATAGTACCTTCATCATTGCTAAATTCTATAGCTCCAAAGTATTCTTTACGTTTACCCGTGCCTTCTGAGAATCCTGAGATTCTCATATCAGCATCTAACTGTAACTTAATTTTATACTGTTTTAAAGAGGTACCATCTATAAATTTATAATTAAAGTCTTTAAGGATACCTCCTTCTAGACCTTTACCCATATAAACTTTAGTAAGAGCTAGTGCCTCTGCTATAGATTTAACAATAGTACTATTGACTACTCGTATATTAGAGTAGTCTTTAAGAATAGCCTTAATATGCTCAAATCTGTTCATATAAGGGCGTTTCTCATCTTGGGTAAGGTAATCCCACACTGTGAAGATAATCTCGTTATATGGTGGATTATGACTGTTTAATAGACCGTTACCTTCAAATCTGTTCTTGTTAGGACTATCTGCTTCTCCTATGGTCCATTCACCTAAATATGAGCCAGTAGGAAGAGATAACATTTGTTCTTCTAAAATAGGGTTAGAATATTCCTTACCTGCTCTAGAGAAGAACTTTACAGATTTACCTGTAATTACTTGAGCTTCTCTATAAGAACCATCACATTTAAGCTGTAGGTAAGCAGGGAAGGTAATATGCTTGGTTACTTTAGAAGGGGAAAAGGTAGAACATCTGCAGTACATCATAGTAGTATAGTAAACCCTATTATANTATCTATAATCTCTTGGAATTTAGTGCTTAGAGTTATATGTGAAGTTCTAACTCTATCTTTAGGTAATAACCTAATAACAGCATTAGAACTTAATGCTCTAGATCTGACTAATTCTTTAAAAGAGTTAAGGTACAGATTATATAATAGATCTGGGAAGTAATCTCTAAAAGCCTGATGAACTTCTTTAGATTCTTTAGCCCAATCTTTAAATTCAGAATACTGAGAATATAAAAAAGCACCTAACTCTTCAATTTGATTATTAAGGTCTTCTACAAAAGATTTTAAAGATAAAAACTCTTCAGTTAAAGACTCATGTAAAGGATTAAACAAATATTTCTTCGTTGGATATTCCTCACCTGTATAAAAGGAACCATTCAAATAAAATCCCTGCTGAACAGAGTCTTGCAGGGTATTATTTTTATGTATTAATTCTTTTATACTATTTTTATAGTAAACATTTACAGGATATAGAAGAGTATTCTTATAATCTTCTATAAGCCTATAGTATAAAGTTTCCATATTTGGGTTTGATGTTTCCATAGAATATCACTCTCTCTTTGGCTCTAGATACTGCTACATATAGCAATCTAGCAGCCATACTAGGATCAGTACAGGTACTCAAATCAGATATATCAATAATGACAGTATCTACTGTAGAACCCTGTGCCTTATGGATAGTACAAGCTTCTTTAGGTCTTAGATCTAAGAAACATTCTTTTAATCTAAAGTAGTCTTCCCATAGCTTCTTCTTTGATGTTTCTTTTAATAAGTGTTTAACCTGACTAAAAGACTCAGGAACATAAACTATGTATTCCATATGCTTATGTACTATCTTCATCTTAGTCATAATAATACAAGGCATATCTTTAACTACTTCTACTTCCATGTGTCTCTGTAGAATTTCCTTAATATAGACTTCATCTTCTACATGAACCTTGGATTTACCTAAAGAACACACGCCACAGGAGATCATAGTATCTCCCTCTGTAAATACCTCTAAGTGACCTCTGAGAAATTTAATATAACTATTATATTCTGTAGATTTCTTATTAGTGTAAGTAACTACACGAGTCTCTCCTAAGGTATTTTTAACAAAAGCTTCCTCTAAAGCATTTTGTGCATCTTGGCTATTATATAAATCAATAACGCCAGAATTAATAAGGATATCATGAAACTCTCCTGTTTCTACGGTATGCTTAAGTTGGTTACATAAATCAATCAATTCCTTATGGTTCTTATTACGCATAGGAATAGTTAGTTCTTTTGTTGTAATATTTTTAGTATAAATAGGTGATAGACCTGATTTAACAGGACATAACTGATACTTGTCTCCTGCATAGATAATCTTACAGTTATGAGTTAATTCTCTGATATATTTATATAACTCAGCATCAATCATTGAGCATTCATCAATAAATATAACAGCGTCTTCAATTACTTTAGTTTTAGCTGTTGGTTTAAGAAGAGTCTCACCTGTCTTATAGTCAGGAGTAACTCTTAGGTTAAATAATGAGTGGATTGTACAGGAAGATAAGCCTGAAGCTTTAGATAAGCTATCAGAGGCTTTATTAGTTGTAGCAGTTAATATTGCTACCTTATATTTAGGCTCTGCTTTTAAATGTTTCAAGCCTTCTAAATAATTAATGAATACTTCAGTAACTAGATGCTTTACTAGGTATGACTTACCATACCCAGCAGGCGCATCAATGATTAGTTCCTTTTCATCGTTTACAAGAAAGGTAGCAAAATAATCTGCTACCTCTTGCTGTGAACTATTCAGCATCAGTAATCTCCTTTACTGGTTTCTTAACTACCCTCTTTCTTGGTTCTTTTAACTCAGCTTTAATCTTATAAATATCTAAGATAGCCTGAAGGATACGTCTCTTCTCATGAGTACCAATAGAACTAAAGAACTTCTTAGTACTTAGAGTAATATTAATAGGCTGATTAGGATTAGATAATAACTTTCTGATACCAATCTTTTCCTTTTCAGTGGTAGTAGTCTTTTCTGAAGCATTTCTCTTAAATAAAAAATTAAACTTAAACATGGTTAGTTCCTCTAAAGTAAATACCAATACAAAATTAAGGCTTCTAAATAGAAGCCTTATAAGTAGTTAATTATAGAATCGTCTATATTGATTCCAACCTTTATAGTTGGACTCTTTGTAATTTGAGCCAGAAGGAGTAGCTACAAATTCCATAGGGCTCCAATGTTTTGAGTCTTTTAATCTATTAAATAAAGCTAGATCTTTATCAATAGAACTAGAACCATCAAAAGCCTTATAGGATACTCTTGCACATCGAGCACAGGATACCTTACATAAAGTATCAATGTCTGCCTTATTTCTATCTTCTGCAGAGATATAAGGTAAATGCCATTCACCTTCTTTTAACTCTACAGGAGTAGAAGCATCTAACTCTTTATGCATAGCTAGAGCTAATTCTCTAATCTCAGGTTGAGCATCAGGAGCTTCTCTTAGGTCAAAGAAGTTATCAAAGTCAGTACCAGCTAATACCATATCAGAATAAGTAAATGGTTCTAATAATCTATTAACTACTTGCTTATGTACTTCAGCATCTTTTAAAGACTCTGCACAATTAGCCATAACTAAGGCTGTAGTCTTCCATGTATACTGAGCTACCTCTAATGCCTTACCTGAAATCTCTTCATCAGCTACCATACCCTTTTGGTTCATACCCCAATGGGAAGGACCATAAGGAGTAGTTTTAACCTGATTAATAAGGTTAATAGTAGGATTAGCTCTGGAGCTTCTTACACAGAAGCTAAAGCATCTATGTCTAGTAATCTCTGGTAAGATAGCTCTCCAGAACTTTAACTGGAAGGTAGTTAATCTCTTACCTTCAGGTGAGACAGAGTCAGCTAAGATCTGTACCTCAGGTTTACTAATAATAGTCATACTATCAGGAGCTGAAGTATACTTTTTAAGTACTTCATCTAAATTAAATGAAGGACTCTTTATCATATCTAAAATATCTTGAGTAATCATTTAATAAAATCCTCATAGGCTTTAATAAGTTGTTCAATAGGATCGACCTCTCGTTTCTGTTCCTGATGCTTTAAGCTATCTTCTACAGCTTCCTTTAAAGGAGTACCATATTCAGCCATTAGCTGATTAACATCAACTAAAGCTTTCTCAGGGTTAACTAAGATATCTACAATACATTTGTATTCTGTCTTAGTAATCTTCTGAGTCTGTAATAGCTTTTTTAAGTATTCTGAAATAACTAAAGTCTCAATATTTCCTGGCTTAGCTATTTCATGATCTGCCTTAATATAATACTCAGCTTTCTTTAAATCTTCTAAGCCGTTCTTATTCTTATAGCGTAAAACATACTTAATAGCATTACCCTTACAAAAAGGTAAATCTTTAAGAATAGTAATAGGTTCAATTTCTAATACTAGCATTACNCCCTTGGCTTTATAGTGCTGTGGATTATTTACACTATCAATCATAGTTATTTCCTAATAAAAAGCCTCCTATGAAGGAGGCATGAGATCTTGAGATGTGAAAGGGATATCAAAGTTGGTTTACTTTACAGAAGTCTCTCTAAACTCCTTTAAGAGCTTAGCTAACTTAATAGAAGCAACACGAGCTCTACGAGCTGCTGCCTTATTAGTATCCTTTACAGCATCAGCCTTAAAAGCCTCGAATGTTTCTGTAATATCATTTAATAACTTTTCCATAAAATTAGTCCTTTTCTTTTATAACTATTGTTTTACCAAATAGTGGCTTAGAAGCGTATTTTAAGTCTTCCTCTCTGGTTACCCAAATTACAGGGGAATCTACTTTCTGCATAGGTGTACAGCATAAATCAGTAAATATAACAGATGCTGTAGGTTTTTCCTTTAGGATGTAATCACGCACATCAGTGTATGAAGTACCTCCTCCTGCCACCACATGTATATTAGTAAATTTTTGAGTACTTGTAAAGACGTCTACACGCTGTATTCTAGTATCAAACTGTACTAGAGTTAATTTATCAGGGTTAAGGTTCTCTTTAATATGCTTAATCTCACTGTTAAATCTAACTATTTGGCTCTCTTCAATAGAACCAGAGACATCAAGAAAATAGACTAAATGGGTTAATCTACCATCTGATTCTACTCGAGAAGGTAGATACATATCTGAATACCTTCTATTAGGTTTTCTCCATGAATAATCAGATTTATCTAGTAAAGCTGTCATATATTTATATAGAACCTTCTTCCAATTGATACTTGGTTTAATAAACTTAGACAATATAGAAGTAATACCTGAACCAACATCACAGCCCATAGCTTTAGCAGTCTGTGTAGCTTCCATAACTTTAGCTATAGCCTTAGACTTCTCTTCTTGGTCTAGCTCTTCTAAATCACCATTGAGATTATTCTCAAGGTATTCATTATCAGGAAGGCCATTAGGATATTCCTTAAGTAACTCTTCATATATTTCTTCTTCTGAAAGGTCTTTAAACTTTTTATCTTTAAAGCATTCTTTCATAACAGTTATCTTAAAAGAATTATAAGTTTCTTTTAATAATAAATTGTTAATATGATAATCACATGCAATATTCCATAGCATTGGGTCTCTAGAGTCTCTTCTTATAGAGTGAAGCTTAGCTACATGCCATAATTCATGTAATACGACAAATAGTCTTTCTTCTTTAGATAAACCATAAAAGAACTTAGGATTAATCTTTAATTTTAATCCATTGGTTCCTGCAGTAGGAATATCATCAGACCACTCTAATTTAAGAGAATATAATAAAGAAGTAAGAAACCTAGCTCTTGGTTCTCCCAAGAGCTTTAAACAAAGATTATCCCATTTCTGAGATTGTTCCTTAGTAATCATTTTCAGTCTCCAAGACTCTAATAGCCTTACCTAAAGAAGATACTGCTGATACGAATGCAGGAATTCTCATTAGCTGTGGTTTCTGCTTACATACAGCAGATAGGAATAAGTTAATGATACTCTGCTGACCTATTCTCTGTAGATAGGTTAGACACTTACTAAAGTTATCTTTACTTACTGCACTCATCAGAGCACAAGTAACAGCATAGATTAAATCCTGTCTCTCAGGTATAGGTGTACCATCTGGGTCTTTAATAATATCTGGTACCTTAGGAATCTCATCAAATACATCACAGAAGGATAAGAATGTAGCCCCTGCTTCTGAACCAATAGAACCAAGAATACTAGCTCTTACTGGTTCAGTTAATGAGTTACTTGCCTTTAATAGCTTATTAACGAACTCCCAAGACCTAGGACATGGATAAGCCTCTTCTGATTCATTCTCTGGTTTAAAATCAATAAAGAACTGAGAATTAAACTCTAGGAAAGCTAAGATACGATAATCATATCCTGCATATCCTACAGCATCCAACCAATTTTGCTTACTTGGTTTCATATTGATATGTACTACTCTAGAAATTAAAGCAGTACCTATCTCATTGGTAATAGCATTATCTTCTGCTCTGTTACCTGCACATACAATATATAACTGAGGGTGTAGATTATATAAACCTACTTGTCTATCTAATACTAGCTTATAGGCAGCGGCCAATACAGATCGAGGAGCTGAGTTAAACTCATCTAAGAATAGTAACCAACCGTTAGATCCCTCAGGTACAGGTGTATCTTCTGTAGGGAAGAAGTTAAAAGGTACAAACTTAGCTTCTTTATCAGATAGCTTAGGTAAACCTGTTAAATCTGTAACATCACAGGTAGATAGTCTTACATCAATTACCTTTAACTTAGCTTCTTTAGCTATCTTCTTTACAATAGAAGATTTACCTAATCCTGGCATAGACTGTATAAATGGAGTTACTCCCGCTTTTAAACATAACTTAATCATCTGCTCTGCAGTCTTAGGGGTTACTTCGTTAATGTTACTCATCGTCTTCTTCTTCCTCAAAATCTAACTCTTCAAAATCATCTGGGTAGTATTCTTCTACATAGTCATCATTGTCATAATTGACATTCATGAAGTATAAAAAATCGTCTTCCATGTTTATTTCCTAAATAAATCAATAAGTACTGTCATGTACATATATAAAATAGAACCAGTAGTAGAATATTCTACTGTTTGGTCATCCGTTACAAGAAAAGCTTGGTCACCTAGTAAATAGGCTATATTGCCTTCATGGCTCATTTTTAATAAAGAGTGTCTATCTAAATATTTAATGGACTCTCTATATTTCTTAGGTGCATCTGTATTTATAGAAAACATATTTCTCCTTTAAAACATACAAGCATAAAGCATAAATATATGCCCTAGTATGATTGCTAGTAACAACGCTAATACTATAACCTGCAATGGATATAGCAGTATCTTTGTTTTATTCTTAGTTTTTTGTTTCATATCTCTACCATAAAAAAAAATAAGCCCAGCAGATTACTCTGCTAGGCTTAAATCAACAAATTAACAATACACTAGTATGGTTTTAACTTTGTTTTTACGCTCATACACGAGAGCCTTAATGGGTCTCTTATTAGACTTTAAAAACAAATTAAAAGAATTAAAAGAACTAAACTTTTTAATCATAGATCCTCCATTACAAAGTTTAGAAGTTAAGATAGAGCATACTCTGAATTGAGTATCTCCTCAGAGAAGTCCTCTGGTTTTACCCACTCAGCTTGTATGCCTATCTGATGTCCTAAGAAGTTAATCATATTAGACTTAGCCATATGGTACATAAGGTATATATACTGCTGTCTAACATCATTACCATAGGCAGGTAGAGCAGTGAATGAATCATGGATAGGTAAAATATCAAAAGTCTTCTTAGGAAGTTCGTTTAATAGTTCTTCTATCTTGGTTCTATCTACTAAGTTAATAGTATTAGCATAGATATAATTTAATATCCTAGCTGATAAGAAACCTGATTCTTTGTATAGGTTCCATAAGGTTAAACACTGTAGAATATCCTCAGTGGAACCAATGAAAGACGTACTACCTGATATTACTTCCTTGGCTCTGTTATTAGAGAATGAACATCTCTGTACCATTTCTCTTACAATAAAGCCATCTATACTATGAATCAGATTAGCTCCTAATGCTCTGCCTCTAGGCTGTGGCATTTGTTCCTTAACAAAGTAAGGTACAGTATTACCTTTGAAGGTAAACTCATGCTGTACTAAAGCTTTTACTTTAAATCCAGCATGGAAATTATCAGGTAATACCCAATGATATGAATTAGCTGTTGGATCCCATGCAGAACCTGATAGTGCCTTATTAAATAGCCAAGCTTCAGGTAAGTACTTAGACATGACTTTCTCAAAGATAGGTAAATCTTTACCAAATAACTCCTTAGGTCTTTTAGTGCTACCATAAAGGCTCGTCATAATAGCCTTCTTAACCTGTTCTCTTGTAATATTAGAAGTAGTATCAGACTCTTCTAAGATAGCCTTATGAATAATAGTATAAGAGTCTTCTCTTTTACCCGTATTTAATACATTACAGAGCTTGGCTCCTGATCTATCACCTGTAAGGATAGATAACCACTGAGTACCTGATGCACTAGCATCTAAGTGAATACCATATCCACTTGGAATACCTGCATAGTGATCTCTTAAAGCCTTTACTGAGCATCTGTACATACATGGTGCATCAGCTTTATTAGCTAGGTTCTCTAGGTTATTAAGATTAGACTTAGCCCAGTCTATTCTCTCATTCCATGAGAGTTTATCTAAGCCATAGTTATTTGCTACATCAATGAGCAGATATTGCTCTTTATTGAACAGTTGCATATTAGTATTCCTTTAGTCAAAATAGGTCAAAATTGCCTAGTTGGTTTTTAGGTATAAGGTATTTTATTCTTTATGATGAAACATGATTAAAGACTTACCATAATCATCATCCTGAATATGAATATGATATCCTTGGTCGTATGATCTACCCCTCTTGTCATACTTCCATAGTAAGTGGAAGGGTTTATCTTTGAAGATATTTAAGATTTCCTTTTGAGCTTTACAGAATCTATCGAACACTTCTCTAGATCCTTTCTTATACTCCTTAGTATTATGCTCTACGGCATATTGGTTAATCTCTAGTTTTATCTGGTTCTGCTGATTCAGATATTCTAGATTTATGTCTTCATCTGTGTAGTTATCCCTAAGAATTTGAGATTCTCTCTTTACAGTATACATAGGAGATTCATTATTCTTAGTAATAGTAAGAGGAGTAGCTACCATAGGTAATGGATAACAGAACTTATCTAATTTAAGTTGAGTATCACTATCAGGAATAATCTTAGTAATAAACTTTAACTTAGTAGAGTTAAAATCTATTACATCAGCAGTTACTAAGGTATCTAAGATGTTCTCTAGTAACTGCATATCTCCATTAACAGATTTATGCATTAGACCTGCTGTAGTAGACAAGTCTAATTGCTTATATAGAACCAAGTAAGCAATAAACTCCTCAGCTATCTTATAATCTATATTTAATTTAAAGTTGGCTAAGTACTCTTTAGCCATATCCTTTAAATAAGGAATAAGCTGATGTTTGTTATATTCCTTCTCTAGCTCTATTTCTTCTTGGTTCATTATTAAACTCCTTCAGCTGTACGTTTCTCTAACTCTGATAAGATTTCCATTAGATCGTCTCTTGAGATAGATGGAGTTACACCTGTCCAATTAAACCTATCATAGTACTCAGGTAATAAACTATGAGGTACAGGAAACTCTATGGAATATTCATCCATATCAATCTCTACGAGTGCACAATAGTTATACTTTGGATCTAACACTAAGCAACGAAACTTATTCATATTACATATCCCTCAAAAAAAATAAGAGCACCCTTTCGAGTGCTCTCTTAGAAACACTATAAACCTAAGATTTCATTCAGAGTCTTAGGAGTTGCCTCTTCCTTAGGAGTATCATCAACGTGACGATACTGAACAGCCTCACAGAGGATTTGGTTATCCTCTAAGGTAATACCATAAAGCTCAGCAAAGTTATTAGGTAAGCACATACCTGGTCTGGTGAAAGTTTCACCTGGTTTTAAGGTGCTAATCTTCTCTAGGACAGCCTTTCTCAAGGCTTTTGATGCTTTAAGAAGTTTACCTGTATCACTACCCTCAGATGGAGCACTAGATACCTTAGCAAAAGAGGTCAAATCGTCATCAAGTGGACGACCTTTGCTACCGTCCTTGTAGAACTCGATAACTTTGCCCTCACGGGTGCATACAGCGATACCTGTATTAGCCCAGAACTTAGAAGGAACAAATGAGTTGTTGTTAACAGAAGAAGAAGAAACTACGTATGCCATAATGGACTCCTAAATAAAAAGTAAAAAATTAAAGAAAACAACACAATTGTTGTCATTATCCCGAAGGGATTTATTCCCCTGCGAAGCAGATGCCCACAGCGAAGCTGAACGCCCTTTTAAAATAAAAATAAAACCCTAGATAAACTAGGGTTTACTATAGTCTTAAGGATTAGCAGTGTCTATATTCACTAACTAATTCCTCAGCAGTCTCATAATCCTCAGGTGATACCTCAGGGTCAGAGGTGAGAATGTTTAAGATATCTTCCTCGTTGAAGATATCTTCTGACTCTTTAGTTTTTAAATTAAGAGCATGAAGAAAAACTTCTCCCTCTTCTTCATACAGAGAGTAAATAAACATTGAGGTAACGATTTGATATAAGAAATGCATATTAAGCCTCCTTGACTCTACATATGGGTACAACATGTACCTTAAAGATCTGAGAGCACCATTGCTCTCACCTTCCCGAAGGGATAGAGCCAAAGATTAGTACGGTACATAAATAGTACTTAGTATATAGGTATAGTTTAGGATATAAGTGTAGGGTATAAGTACACACAGTACAGTAGTATAAGTACATAGTAAGTGTAATAACTAAGTACAGTTAGTATATAGTTAGCATAATATTACTAAGTATATAAGTATAACTAAGTGTACTTACTATAGTATAAGTGTCTAAGTATACGTGTAAGTGTATAAGTGTACGTGTGAGGTGTTAGTGTAAGTGTAAGTGTAAGTGTTAGTGTTAGGTGTAAAAAAAAAA